TTTTTCAGCAATAGTATCTCCGCGGCGCGCGGGCCCATTCCGCGGCGCGCGGGCCCATTCCGCGGCGCGCGGGCCCATTGATCTGCATTTTGTTGCAGAATCGTATCTCCGCGGCGCGCGGGCCCATTGATCTGCATTTTGTTGCAGAATCGTATCTCCGTGGTACGGGTCCATTCCGCGGCGCGCGGGTCCATTCCGCGGCGCGCGGGCCCATTGATCTGCATTTTTTGCAGAATCGTATCTCCGCGATGCACGGGCTCATTGATCTGCATTTTTTGCAGAATCGTATCCCGCGGCGCGCGGGCCCATTGCTGCATTTTTTTGCAGAATAGTATCTCCGTGACACGGGCCCATTGATCTGCATTTTTTTGCAGCAATAATATCTCCGCAACTAACGGAAAGATTACTGCGCCCATCAGGCAGCAATAGGAAAATAAAAAAGGTATTTTTTTAAGTTGAAGTTACAGAATACAATTTATATATTTAGAATATTGTAATCTGATAATTATAAAATGAGTTGTATTATATGTTCTAATCCTGGAAATAAATTATGCGGTGGATGTCGGAGCATTAATTACTGTTCCAAAGAATGTTTAGTAAAAGATTGGAAATATGGACATAAAAATACATGTGCAGCATTACCAAAAGCAATGAGTGATATCTGTATACAGTATTCGGAATCTGATAATACATTTCAGACATCTGACAAAGTAACACCTGGATTTTATTTAGCAGGTGAATCAATAACCGCAATGTTAAGTAAATATAAAGGCCAGATTATTAAGCTAAATTCGTCCATATTACTCCAACTGTTAGCATATTGTGATATTACAACTAGTTGTGAACCTATTCAGATATTACTAGGTTCAGGTATATTATATGTGTCTGCACTTCTTAATAAAATTAATAGATCAGCAATAGACAAATTTTATGTATATAAACCGAAGAGTATGTTTGTGACTAAAATAGCGATTAAATATGGATGTGAACCAATTTGGTTATATGGACCAGATAAAAATAATATGTTTTTAAGTATAACGAAAAATACAATTAATCCGGTTAGAAAGCCAATACAATTCTGGAAAAACGAATATATATGCACATTACTCCGTAAAATTAATGAACTTGGGGATAATTCAACTGAATTAAGTGTAATTTATAAAATGAATAGTTTTGATGATTTAGAATTAACACCAGTAAAGAATATCTAAAAATATATAAAGTAACGTAAATTGAAGTGAATATTTTTTTAATTACGTCGATTTGTTATAATTCTAATATAACATATTTAATTATTTGAGTGAGATTAAATGTCCAAGATACTTGAAACATCAAGTGGAGAACATGTTCCTGAAATTAAAATGACTGTTAAAATGTTACTTAATAAATCAATTTCGATGTATGGGGCATCTGAAAGTGGGAAATCATATATTGTAAAATATTTCTTAGATCTATTAAGTTCAAAAGTCGAACAATTTCTATTAGTATCTCCTTCAGAACCTTCAAACCGATCATTTGAAAATACAATCGCAGCTCCTTTAATTCATTATGAGATTTCGAAATCAGATTCAAATGAAAAGAAAGATACTGAAGTTAAAAAAACTGTACGAATGTTGAAATGTATATTTGATAGACAAACAATGTTAACAACTATGTATTCGGTTGCAAATGATGTTAAAATATTGAAAAAAATATATAAAAGATTACCGAAAGAAGCACAAGATTGTGGTAATAAAGTATTTGAAACAATCAAAGATTCGACTAAACAATGGATTAAAAAAATTGAACGTACTTTTATTAATGATGAAGATAAAAAAAATGCACAAATCAAAAGTATTAATGAAATGCATGAGGAATTCATAATTAATGCGTATAAACGAGTTATATTACCATTTCGGGAGTATTTATTAATGAATGAACGTAATATATCGGAAAGTGAAGAGAATGCACTTTTATATTTGATTATGTCACCATATTTAGCTGCAATATTTGATGATTGTGCTGATTTATTAGATAAAGTTAAGAATGATGCTATTTTGAAGGCATATTTTTATCGTAATCGACATGTTATGCTTACGGCAATATATTGTTTTCAAAGTCTTAAAAATTTAGAATCTAGTCTTCGGGATAATACATTTATATCAGTATTTACATGTAAAAAAATGGCAACTAAATACTTTACCAATAAAACTAATGCATTTGAACCATCTGAAGTAAAAAAGATATTAAGAATTATTGAAGTTGTATTTAGTTCAGATCCGGCATCTAAACATCGTAAATTAGTATATATGCGTAATGATCCAGCTGGATATAATTTTTATCATCTAACAGCACCTAAAATTGAAAAACGATTATATGGATCAGGTGCATTAAATGAGTTTTGTGATAAAATAAAATCAAGGGAACATTCACTTGATAAAGGTAATCAATTCTATGATTGCTTCAAAAATAAATAAAACTTAATTGGTATTTTTTGTTACAATTATTGTATATTAGTTTTCCAGATTTTTTGAAATGTCACTTGATGTTAATAAATATGACAAAGTTTTTATTAGAATGTCTGAACGAGTTAATGCATTCTTCATAAATATATTCTATAATGGTATGTATAATGTCGCTAATAAGAATATTACATCTGAAAAAACTGCTATTGCCGATGAATATCGACGATTAGTTGGTAATTACGTTATGGCATTAAAAACGGTAAATAAGACATATGAATCTGAATGTAATAATTTATATAATTATTATAAAGAACGATGTCGAATAACGAATGATAAACTTAATATATTATCGTTTGACAGTTTTATTAAACATATATCTGATATGTTTGTTCCAGAATATTACATTGATGAATTTAATAAAAATAATCAAAATAGACACAGTATGGTAAATACTGTATTAGTTGATCTAGTTGCTGCTCTTGGAGTATATATGACAACACCGGATATGATGCGTAATATAATTGAGAAACGTAATTCAACGAATAAAGAAATTATTATAGATATTCAAGACCATTGTAGATCGATTATGCAGACAGCTAGAGAACGTATTCATAATAAATTTTTATCATCGAAAAGTGAAGCAAAAAATGCAGTATCATTGGATGTTATTAATAATATGAAATCGAAACTTAGGGAATTAGTTAAAATTAAAATCCAATATGAAACAATTATTGGATCCTATAAATCCAATGAACTTAAAGAATTGAATGTATTACGTGATGAAAATAAAAAATTACGCCAAATTGTAGAACTTATGATGGAAGAACGTAAAACCCGTTCTAAATCAAGACTTAAAGATATAAGTGAATCGGAAAGTGAATCAGAATCGGAAAGTGAATCGGAATCGGAGAGTGAATCTAGTTCAGATGACAAACCACCACCGATTCAGAATTCACAAGATAATAATGGAATATCGGATTTTGGACCATCTTCTCAGCTTGCAGAATCAAATGAAAGTATAGCGGAATTAGATCGCACGAAAGTCCGTAGAGCAAGGAATATGAATATTATGAAAGAGTTTCAAGATGAAGAAGATAATGATTTTTCAGGACTAATTTAAATATGGGATGTGTATTGTTTTTATATTATTTTTTTATTTTATATTATATAGTTAACAATGCCAGTCGATAAATCATACTTTACAGGATCTATATTTATTGATAATGTTATTAGAAATCCGTTTATAATTTCATTATTAATAACTGTATTAGCATTAATTATATTCTATGCAATTAACTCAAATACAAATCAAAATGTAAAAGATAAAATAAAAAGCGGATTTTGGTTATTAATAGTTGTCGCAGTTTTAACATCCATACATTTCGTTGCAGTCAAAAAATATTTCGCTTCTAATAGTATAACTCAAAATCTTCAAGATAGTGCTACTTTAATCAGTAATGAATCCAGTTTAACCGCTATAGATGAACCTCCAAAATTTGGTTCCTCAGAACGTAAATCTATTTTAATCGATCCGAATGATAATATCTCATCAAATGGTTCAAATGTGTCAAATGTATTGCCGAGTTCAGACGCAATTATAGGTGGATTACCATCATCAATATAAATTATATTTTGTTATTTATATATTATATCATTTGTTTTTTAATACCATAACAAATAACCATGACAAACATTACTATGCCTGATGATAGTATTATAAGTAAATTTGAGGAAACTGATATGGGTGATACATATAGCGATGATGTTGATCGAGATTATATGTCTTTTATGCGCGGTGAACTTATCGATCAAACACCAGATGTCGTACCGACCGCATATGGTGAACATGGAAATCCCAATCAACGCGGGGAAGTGTCTCGTAAAGTTCTTAATAACCGATTTAATGGAGGAACTCGACATGGTGAAGATTTCTTAGACACGGTACATGATGGTATTTTCCTCGGTGATATGGAAGCTGACCCACGTGGATTGGATCCTAATCCTAATTTTACAAGCCTACGTAAGCAGACGGCATCGAGATTTAAAGATCATGAGGTTATTATGGGTCATAACGTTGGTGCTACGGATTATGTGGAATTAGAAGGACCAAAAAATGCAGTTCGTGAACAGAAAGATCGGGTAGAGATGTTTATCAGAGAAAAGAAAAATATGAAATGGTTCAGTACATCAAAAGAAAATCAAAATCGACGGGGTCCAAAACTAGATTATTACGATAATGCAGCACGCGTTAAAACTCGAGATGGTATGACTGAAGGACTTAGAGGTCATGATAATGTAAAAAATATTGATCCACGCACTATATTAGATGATACTGATATTGGCCTATGGAAACATACACTGGCCGAAAAATTTAATCGATCAATTCAAACAGGTGTAACGCATGGTAAATTACCTATAACACATGATACAGGTATGTGGCGTAATACAAAAATTGCATCTCTTGCGGTACAAAAATATACAGATTATACGGGTGGTGGAAGAAGTAAATTTTCAGACAAATCTAAAGTTAATGAAAGTGATACAACACAACGATTTACATCAAGTAAAATATCGTCAAATCCCACAAATATTAAAATCGCAAATACAATGAAAACAATTATACATGTACAAGAAACACAAGCCAAGACTAAGTCCAAAATGAGTATGGATCCTGGGACAAAACGTCAAGATGATGATATTAGTCGGTTAAATTATAATACTCATCAAACTCAAGCAACTACAAAATCTAAAAATGGAATGATGGTTGGATCCAATTTAAATTATAAATCGGATGTACAAGCTGCAATTTTCAGTACTAAACAGACACAATTTACGACTGCCAATGCTCGTATGGCCGAAGCAAATAAAATAGTCGCAGTACTCGGAGGTAAAACTAAATCAAATAATCGTAAAACTCAAGATATGACTATTTGGGATCAATTACGTGGGAAAGATCAAAAATCTAATAATGTATCTAAATTTCGTATTGAATCCCGAGATATGGTCAAAGATAAATTCAATTCTATGTATAAAATCGCAGTACCATTAGTCAGTCATCTCACAGTTCAGACATATACATCCAATGGTAAAGATAATACAATGGGTTTAGTTAAAGAAAGTAAAATTGGAGGATTTACAAGTGTTGTTGATTCAAATATTACACATAGTCGTGGTCGTGGTAAAAAAGATAACTTTATTGGATTTAATAAACATGATTCAGAACTTGGAGATCATGATTCGAATGTTTTCGGTAATATTAATGCCACAGGTCGATCGGGTGGTAGTCATGGATTTGCAAAATCCGGACTTACATCTGGTAAACTCGTTGATAAAGGATTAGATGGTGATTTCGGAGACTCATTATCTTAAATAAAAAACATGAAAATCACAGTGACTCAGATGTTTTTTTTAGACTTAAATCTCTTACAATGTTAAGCCCACGAAACGGGATACCAACCTTTCATCGACCGCACGTTTGACCGCACGCGCGATCTCGATTGCGACTGCATTAAAATACAGTGTGAACGTGACCCTAGCGAACTTATCGACCTGGAAATCTCGATTTTTTGGAATCTCCACGTGTTGAACCAAAAGCTTGACACGTCGCGGTTTGCGCTTTTTGCGCAACGATGTACCCTTGACCATGGTGCAATGTATAAATAACTTAGAGTTAAAATATTCAAATTTGTTATTTTCCACTACACAAATGATGTGTGGTGATACAATCAGATACATTGCATTCGTCAGGTATGATATAATGGTAAAAAAACATAATATTATCATCCTGATGCAACTGTTATTCTTTGTATTTTTACAGATCGCATTCATCCTGGTGATCGTGATGAATACCACAAAATGGGCATTCATGACATTCTTCACATAATAAACCATCTCCTTTTTGTTGGGTATATCCTTGCACAATACCGTCAGGTAATGAACCTAAATTTAAATATCCATCCATACCATCGGGTTCCAGCTCTAATACAAGATTTTTACATCCAATACCAACACACTTCATACGTTTTACCGCTTCTTCGGCGTCTTCTACATTTTTATCAGCTGTTTCAAACAGTTTACTGAGTTTATCATATTCAATCTCGTCATTTTCGTCTTGTAATAACTTCTTAATTTTTTCAAGGTTTTTTTTGGCATTTTTCAATACGTCGCGTGGGTCTGACATGTTGAATCGATTAATGAAGAAAGGCTATCCTGCCGGATGGGCGCAGCAATCTTTCCGCTAGTTGCGGGATATTATACTGCTGTAAAATGCAGTAATTGGTCCGCTAGTTGCGGATATTGATCTGTGGCAGCCCAATGGACCCGCGCGCCGCGGAGATGCTATCCTGGCGGATGTATTTTAATAATAGAGTAAAAATATTCAAATTTGTATTTTATCTATACTTCAACTTTGTCGTGAGTTTCTTTAGGATTCTCCACAGGTGCATCAGTCTCATTCAGTTCCAATTTATCTGATATAAATTTAGTTGATAACTTGTTTACTTTATTAACAGCCTTTACGATTAAAGTATCTTTCTTCTCATACATACTTACCTTTTTTTGAGAATTGTAATATAACATAGCTAATATAACCAGAACAACAATCACAAGTGCAAATGCACCAGCACTAATCATTATAGTAAATTAAAATGTGACACTCAGGACTGTCATATATATATAATGTATAAAAATTTGAATTTGCTAAATTTGAATTTTTTGTGTTTAAGAAATTCACTAGAATCTTAACACGAAAGAAACGTTGTTTGTGCCATTCCCCCCCTTTCAACCATGGCCACCGACGCCGCTGCCGCGCTTGCCGAGTTTACGAAGAAGAAGGATGACGCCAAACAGGCGCGTGAGAAGGAGCAGGAGGCCCTCGATGCGGAGGAGCAGAAGCTGATTGACGCCGCGCGTAAGCAGCATGAAGTGCTCGGGTTGCTACTGGCGGCCCACGGCCACCAAGGCAGCACTGGATCGGTTCCCGCGGGAGCCGCGACGACACCGAGCTTCAACGGAGGAGCCCTGCGGACTGGTCGCGTCACTGGGTCGGCATGGTCGCAGATCGGAGCGCCCGCGGTCAGTGAGCCTGTGTGGCCAGATCGGCAAACGGACCCAGTCACGGCGGCGCTGACGGACACGATCCTGGATCCCAACACGGTGCGGTTCGAGAAATACTTCGAGAACTTCAAGAAGATGCAGGTGCCGACATGCACTGTCAAGGTCAACGGCAAGGTCGTCGAGATCACATTCAGCTTCGGCAACTTGCTTGTCCATGCGGAGGACATGTGGCAGCGGATGGGCATTAGCCCGAACAAGAAGATGACGGATCATGGCTTCGTCTACATGATCAGGATGGCTGCAGAGACTGTAGCCAAGTACTACGGTGAGACGCCGGAGCAGATCAAGACCGCGTTCATCGCGCGGTTGGCGCTCAACTTCTCCCGCCGGGCCAGGAACGGGAACACGCAGAAGTTCTCGGTTACGCAGGAGTTCATGCGTCACCATGCTCCGAAGCTGGCGCTCTCGGATGCTGAGCGCCAGTTGTTGACCACGGAAGTGATGTTCGATGGTACGGCCCGCTTCATGGCGGACTTCCTGTCCAATCGCGGCAGTGGTGGCAGTACCCACAACAGCGGTGGTGGTGGCGGCGCCGCCAACAACTACGCATCGACCAAGGTCAACAGCACCCACAACGGCGGCGGTGGCGGCGGCGGTGGCGGCGGTGGCGGCGGTAGCAGCGCCAACACCAACACCAACGGCCCGCGCTCATTCAAGCCCAAGGGCGACGGCAACGGCAAGCCAGAGAACGTGTTCATTGCGACGGGAAAACTCGTTGAGAGTCTCGCGGGCTGCCGCAGCCCAATCGTCGGCAAGGGGCCCAAAAATCCTGAGGGCCACAAGCAGGTGAGCCATGCGCTGAATGCATACCGCATTGGATTCAATCCGACGACGAAAGCCTTCTCGTCGCCCGACCTCAGCAGCGAGGAGATCGAATCTGTCCTCTGCAAGATCTTCAACCTGCAGACCCGCGCTGAGATCGCGGAATCCACTCGCGCAGACGCACAGCTTGCGTTCAAGAAGAAGCAGGACGAGGAGCTTGCGGCGCAGAATGCCGGTATCGGAGACGGCGGTGCATTTGCGGCACTCGCGGACGACGATGCGGCTGCTGCGGCTGTGGACGAGGAGACTGACGAGGAGACTGACAAGGAGACTGACGAGGAGACTGATGAGGAAACCACGGAGTATGTACTGCCGACATTCATCGCCAAGATGTTCAACTCTGTCTGCGAGGACAAGCGCAAGGAGATCTGCGCTGTGATCGGTGGCAAGTTCTCGATTACCTTTGATGGTGATAAGTACGAAGCCGCGGACGGTCGCGAGATCACGAATTGCAAAGAGATCGCCAAGATGGTGATGGACATGGCGTTTGAGATGATGAGTTTGTAAGCCGTCCATACAAATAGGCTGGAATGAGATTCCACCTGAACAACATTCTACCCACTGCAATGCAGATATGGGTAAGATTATTTTTTTAAAAAAATAATCTAGACGATGTATCATGACCATCATGGTTCGCACTAATTGATCTCCGCGTGACTTGATCAGAGATCGGGTTACAGCTTATAAATTCGCAGTGCCCAATTCCGTCTGACACCGGGTTTACTTTCAGAACTACAATTTGAGTCACCAACTCTGAATGCTACCCAATCACCCACATTAATCATATTTGGCATACCCTTCATATTTGGGCTACGATCGATATCCGTAGATCGAAAATATAAATTATCACGAAATAGTGCATGTTTGATAAATCCATATTTGTATGAACCTACACGTTTATGTGCGTTAAGAATTTGTACACAGATCCCACATAATCGGATATCCGTGATCACATTATTGTCTGTTTGACATGATGACGCATATCGGAAACATACTGGATATTTGCATCCCAATTTCATCCGAGAGATCCAGCAGTACGGATAATCGAGATCTGCAATCGCAATAATTATTATGTAATAGATATTACCATCCGAATTAGTTGACATGGATCCACGCGCCGTGGTATTATCATTTCTCGTAATTTTCACATTCTGTTCATCGACTAATTCGATAAATCCGTTTCCAATCCTATAAATAACAGGACTACGTTGATTTGGTACACAGAATAGGTTCTTCATAAGGGGTGGTACAGACCATTTCCCAATTTTGAGTTTGATGACTATGGACATGGCTGCTGATTGTACACCAAATTGGTCCAGTAAATGTTGATATGATTTGTTAAACCGTAAAAAATCAAATTTAACAATACAGCCCAATGGGCCCGCGCGCCGCGGTAGTACTATCCTGCCGGATTTAGCAGTAATCTTTCCGCCAGTTGCGGGAGATTATTCTGCCAAATTATGCAGCAATGGACCCGCGCGCCGCGGTACTACTATCCTGCCGGATTTAGCAGTAATCTTTCCGCCAGTTGCAAGAGATTATTCTGCCAAATTATGCAGCAATGGGCCCGCGCGCCGCGGTACTACTATCCTGCCGGATGTTTTATGTTGTACTAACTTTAAGTATCATATCGAATAGAACATCCCAAATAGGTGTAAATAGATGTTTTTCATTAAGTATAGCTTCGCATTGCGCCATATAATCACTCATGGCATCAATTGCAACTTCTTTCCCATATTCGTTTGCATAGTTCCATCCAGGTTTACCACTTGATTTACGTGCTGCATCCTGAGCCATATCGGATATATCATCTGCGATTTGATATGCAGTACCGAAGTATGTTCCAGCTTTTCTGATTGTTGGAATATCATGTAAATTACCACCTGCAATAGCCCATCCACTAACAAAAGCAATTTCGAAAAATGTTGCTGTTTTTAGTTGAACCATTTTTAACATCGCATCTGGGCCATATGTATCTGTTAAATCTTTCACAGCGAGCGATGAATCCATAAATTGACCACATGCTGCACCTAATGCTCCCATTGAATTACTTATTTCATTACAAATAATCATACCAACATTATCTATATTCTTGAATTCCGGACAATTTTCACGAATCCAATCTATTTGCTTTATTATATTTTGATATGATGCCGATGCTAGTGATAATGCCGTCATATATGCCGTCGCAGGATTATATATTACATGTAATGATGGATTGCCACGACGTTCGGAATCATCATCAAATACCGGCATATCATCAATAACTAATGATGCTGTGTGCATATATTCAATACTTAATGCGGCATCAGCGGGATCAATTATAATCGAATTTAGATTTTTCATCGTAGCTCTACATATCTCCATTAAAATTATCGGACGTAATCGTTTCCCATGTTTCAATATATATGTACACGCATCTGATAATTTGGATTTAGGTCCAAATTCTGATAAACTACATGCTTTAGTAATTAATTGATTAATTTCGGCTTGATATTCCGTAAATGTTTTTTCTTTAAGAATTTTTAACGGATTATAATATCTTAAAACACCATTTCTAGGAGTAGATGCACGTATATTATTAATTCTAGTACCTAAATGTTTTGTTATGATGAAATTTATGAATTTATCCGATTTTAATGGAATTATAATTATAGCACAAATACATATACACATACATATAAAAATTATATACATTGCCATATTATTTAATTGGACCTTAGTAATAAGTCCCCACAACTTTATCAAAATAAACTATATATATATATGATATTTTTTATAATTGATACTTAATATATATCATGTCAGATAGGCGCAGTAATAGTTGAGAGATATGATTCTGCAAGCAGCAATAATGGCGGAATATTATTCTGCCTGATGGGCGCAGCAAAAAATGCAGTAATTAGTCCGTTAGTTGCGGGATATTATTCTGCCAAAAATGCAGTAATGGGCCCGCGCGCCGCGGAATACTAATGGGCCCGCGCGCCGCGGAATACACACTTAATTTTATGTACTACTTTTAGTTACTGCATAAAGTGGTTGTATATATTGATTAAATTGTTTAAATAAACTTTTCCTCTGATTAGAGCCTAATTTATCAATAGGCATACGCGAATTTATCGATAAAACATCTAATTCATTAATACGTGTTATAGTTTTTTTAATATCATTGGGTAACATTTTCGGAGTTTGGTCCATTTTTTTGTAATGTTGTGATATTAATATCTGATAATAATATGAATTTAGAAACAACTATACAGAATAATAACAGTACTAATAAAATTGTAAATAATAAAAAATTCTCAGGATGCTTAGACATTTTCGAACATCTATATACTATTATCATGTAAAAAATATACTTTTTACATTAATGCAATCTCATGCGATGCGGATATTATTCTGCAAAAACCCGCAGTAATCTTCCCGTGCGATGCGGATATTATTCTGCAAAAACCCGCAGTAATCTTTCCGTGCGATGCGGATATTATTCTGCAAAAACCCGCAGTAATCTTCCCGTGCGATGTGGATATTATTCTGCAAAAACCCGCAGTAATCTTCCCGTGCGATGCGGACATTATTCTGCAAAA